TATGAAAATAAGTTGTCTACGTCTACATCGGCAAATCCGTAAAGTTCCGGGTCCATGTCGTCGGGTAGATCCGCCTCCTGCTGTTCGGCCAGCTTTCTGTTCACCAGGTAGAGATCCTGGGCCGCTGCACGGCTGACGTTATCCAGCTTGTTGATGGTGTCTATTTTCTGCTGGCGTTTGGCTGCTTTGTACTCGGCGTCAGTGTCCATCGACAAAGGCCTGGCCATACAGAAGTGACACGATTCATCATAGATATGATCTTCCTGCCGGTCCTCGAGATCCTCGAGATCAACGTCATCGACCACCAGTTGCGGGATTGTCCGGGCAAAATGCCTACAGGTTTTGTACACCATGAGCATCGGCATCTCACCAGTTGGCTGACCGTCAGCGTCTTTTGGCACCCGCAACCTGTTTCGGAACTGTCTGATCTTCTTTTTGCGATCAGCGTCTCCTGGTAATAGCGTCAGATCTACAGGTCCATACCGCTTGATGACTTCTTCCCTATGACTGTAAGAAATAAATTCCTCAGCAGTGGAAGGTCCTTGGCCTCCACCTAGATAGTTCGGCTTTCTGGAAAAACAGTCTGGACCACTGTATCGAACAATTTTTCGTCCAAGGATGGAAAGTTTCTTTTCCCGCTGGAGAATTCCCTCAGCAATTTCAGGATCTGTGAGTCGAAGTCCAACATTGGGCGTCACCTCGTTCCAGCCGTACCACTCGGCAAACCGGTAGCCTCGGCCATCGTTGTCTACCCACCACCAGCCGACACTGAAAGGCGCACCAAAGCCCCAATCAAAGGTCATGTACAATGGCGCATATTGCGGGATCGGCCAGATGGGATCTATCAGGTTGTAGTCAGTGAAATCAAATGCTTGGCCAACGAACACATCCCAGCGACCTTCCAACCAGGCGGCACGCAGCAGTGGGTCACTGATGGACATTAGCCGGTTAACGTACTTCGGGTCATTCTTAACCAGTATCTGGTTGTCGAATATCGTTGACCTGATAAAGATTTTCGTTGTACCGTCAGGGTTGTGGACGACCTGGCCAGGTGGTGTCATGTCAATGAACATCAGCTTGATGACAGAGGCACCGGATCCACCTGGGTTGCCGGTCATGAACAAGTGGCATGGTACGCCGTGAGGAGATCTGAGAGAGCCTTTGAGCCGATCGATGAGAAGCGCGATGAACGGAAAAGTGGGGGCCTCGTCAACTGATATCTCGGTAAATTGGTGCCCTTGCCAGTCATCAAGTTGATCGGACATTTGAATGGCTGTGAGGGTGATCCTGGCACCGTTAGAGAATTTCAGGTAGTTGGTTTCCTTGTCGCCACCCACACGTTCGCACGGCAGACCCATCCGAGTAAGTTCATCAAACCGTCTAATGATTTCAGCCAAGTCCTTATATTTACGACGAATAATCAGGCCATTCCAATGGTCTCCATACTTCAGGGCGCCACGTATCTGCCGGCCGATGGCAGTGTCGGATTTTCCTCCACCACGTGTACCGCCATAGAATATCTCGTCGCATGGGCAGACGGCCGCCAATGTTTGAGGCCCAGGTTGAGGCGCCCAAAATACCGGTATGCGTGTAAAGGTGGTTGCTCCCATTTACAAGTATCCCAAAAGTTTGAATATTAGCCGCACCAACTCCATTAGATAATAACAAATCCAGTAGGTGTAGGAGGGGCGACGAAATCGAAAAAACTGGTTGCCACTGCCATCCCGGATTCGTTGCCGACGTTATCCACGGCAGTAATGCCCAAACTGTATTCGCCTTCCCAGGAACTCGAGCCGGTAATGACATCCGTTATGACGACTTCGGTTACATTGCCGACAAACACAAACGGTGAAAGGTAATCAGCCGTCTGTTTCTCTGGTGTAACTTGCTGGTAATACAGGTTGTATCCCTTGAGGTCTGGTACGTTCACCGGGTTCCATTGGGCCCGGCGCGTTATTATTTTTGCCATAATACATCTCCTTCATGTTGATGATAATTCCACCAGGAGCTACCATCTGCCAGTAGATTATCCAACCTTTGGCAGCGGTGTCTACTAAAGCATACAGAGGATCGGTAGATCGTATCCATTCAGAATAGCGTTCTCCTTCAGGATTAGACGGGCGCACAGTACGTACCCGGACTTCGAAATGGCCTACGCGAGGAGCCTGGATACTGTATGACAGTTCCGGTGTAGTGGCTACCGTATATTCCTGGCTGGTCTCAAGCCACACAATTTTCAGCTCAAATTGATCGCCCATCTGATAATCGTTACCTGCGTCCCAGGCAACGGTCACTGGCTTGTCAGTGGTGAACCAGTATAAAGTGAGCTGGTGGTCGGTGCGCCAGGGTTGGGATTGGGCATGAACGGCAGGTGCACAAAAGTATACACTAGCCGCTAACAGTATGGAGAGTAGCCACTTTTTCATGGTTTACCTCAATTTATGGTCGCCGCACCAGTCAGAATTGAATACGGCTGGCCAACCGCCGAGAGTTGGTGCGTGGCGTCTGCACCTGCCGAGGGTTGAGCCCGGCCCATTCTTTTCCACCCACCACATGCACGAGCGGCACCGCATACCATCCGATCGGTGCTTCCAGTTGTCCTCTACTTTTTGGCTGGGACCTTCGAACTTCACGCCGTAATCATTTGTTACACAGCAATCCTCAATCAATGTATCATACTTTTGACCTTCAATACTCATTGCAATTCCTCCGGTAATCGTTTCGTAACAAAGCCGGCCGCACCCTGGTGGCCACCTCCACCTTGGAGTTTGGCAATGGCGCCAACGTCAATGTCAGGCCGGAAACTGTACAAGGATATCGTCCATCCGATACCTTTTTTGAACCAGAAAGTGCAGAATAACTGATGCTCGGCAAACTCTGGGTGGCCTTCGAATTGGGATCCTCCCCTGGTGTCTGAGTTGATGGCCAGGGTACGGTAGCCAAACATGCAGGTGGAGAAGGCACCTTTGCACACATTGGTCTTCATGCGGAGTTTGTCGAATTGCAGGAACATGGCGCCGTATTTGCACCGGTCCAAACAGTAAGCGATATCCCAATCCATTACACTCGCCCACATCTCTTTGTTCTCGGGCCCCGTGTCCGGGATGGAGCGCATAAAGTATTGGAATGGCAGCACCATAGGATCGGAGTGGTCCCACACGTCATAGCGCCCTAGCAACCTGACGGCTGTCGGCATGTACATGTTGTTGCCGCGGAAGAAGCCCCACACCAGTTCGCAGGCGGCGTACTTGATATCGCGTACACCGGGCGGGTTGAAATCGGCTTCCTTTGCACTGGCCATGGTCGATTTGTGATGGTCTATCCAGATGAACTTGGAGCTCTTGGATGCCAGGCGCTTCATGGCGCTCATTGGGAAGCTGAAATCCAGCATGTAGATAGTGGGTGGCCGATCGACTTTATCGAGTAGATCCCAAGGTATGGACATGCCGTATTCACTTGGTATCAGGTACGCGCTATTGGTTGGCAGGTTGCGGGTCGCAAGGTAGGCAGAGAGCTGGCCATCGAAATCGGATGAATGATAAAATATCCAGTTGGGGGACATCGGGCCTGCGTACTCTCGCGGCTGCTTGAATATATCGGGTGTACAGGGCATATGGTGGTGCTCCTCTAATATCTGATATCTGTTAACTAATATACACTATACAGTGGCGTGTACCCCCTGTCAATATGGGGGTGTACAATATTGGCTACACACTATTAGATGGGGTGTACCCTACTAAAATGCTGGGTGTACACTAATAGGTGGAATGTACCCCCTCCATCGGGCATTTTTTAAAATTTTTTTAGCCGAGCAGGTACCATATGGCGTGTCCCCCCCCCCCCCCCGTTTCATAACTGGAGCTCGAAAGGAGTGTGACTCCTACCCTGGCGATCGGGTCGGTTGCTTGGTGGGTACCCCTACCCCCCCTAGCTGCCTTCGGTCAACTGGAGACGCTCGAATTCCTCCACTGTAGCAGGCTCGTCCGGGTACTCAACCGGTAGGCCCTTGGGTTGGACCTCGACCACCAGCTTGTCACTGTAGCCCCGGTCCTTGCCCAGCTTAGTCAGCACGAACCTGACCGCCTGCCCGTCGCCCTCGTCCACTGCCTCGGATAGCTTGGCCTCAGCCCGGTCCACGATGCTACCGATCCACGACCGTCTGATATCGGCCAGTTTCGCTCGGAATATCGCATACTTGTCGCCCTCGGCCTCCATCCACCTGTAATAGGTGGTCCGGCTCATCCCCATCTGATTGCAGGTGAGATGTACATTCCCTTCATTACCTGTTAGCAAGATCAGGAAGAGCTCCATCCGTTGGTCAGGCGTCAATGCCATGTAGGCATGAGCTGGTTTTTTGGTTGGGTCGGAGGCGTGCG